CCAGTACCAGTATAATAATTACCCATCTTACTGCCCGTTCCAGGGTATTGATGTCTGGGTTGTCTCCGTAGATAAATGCTGCTATGTATTTGATTGGTCCAACTTCTGCTTCAATTTTGCGAACCTCTGCTGCCACGGGTGCTCGATCTTCCACAAGCTGGCTAACTTTTTTCTGCTCGGCTTCGATATCGGCAAGTAGTCTGCCACGTTCCTTCTGCTGCCCTCTACGAATCTGTACCGCTTTATCGGCACCCTTTTCATCCGATGAGCGGCCCATGACCTGATCCACTGCCTCATCCATCTGTTTGAGCGCCTTGCGATTGACATCTATATTGTCCTTCCCGGTTTTGATCTTTTCGTCGTAGATGGCAATCTCGGCTAACACTGTGCCGCTAACTAATCCTTGATCACTGTGAGCCTTGCTCAAGAATCCAAAAATACCCATGCTAGTAATCAGCATGAGCACAGCAACTGCCGATACCAAGTAAGTCCGCATGGTGAAGTGTACTCGCGGCCAGTATTCATGCAGCCACACTGTGACAGTAAGCTTGGCGACCTCAAGGATAGATCCCATGATTAGAATAGGGACAACGGCACCGGCGAATATGGCACTTAGGCCTATTATACTATAAAACGCAGCAACTGAGCTAAGGCACAGCGCCACCAAAAACATTAGATATGTTAAAAACATGGTAAAGTATTTACCGGGGGGCCTGTGTATGATCAGTGAGTATAATAGAAAAGCCACCCTGGGTGGCCTGTGCCCAGAATAAGCAGGGCTATATCTTTTCGCCTGCTTCAAATCCACGGAATCTCAGGAATCTCGGGAACCGGAGACTGTAGCTTCCGTCTTGATTTTGCGTGACTGCATCAGCTTGGATTTCACTAATCTGACCAAGTAGCTCAGGCCTTGTGGCCCACAAGCGGCTGCGATCATCATCACTATAGCCAGTACCAACATTAACTCGAATGGTTCGATCATTATCAATTCCTTCAAAAATTATAGCGCCCAAACGTCCTGCATTGCGCCCTGTTCCTTCTTCAAACCCAACAATAGTCAAGTCTACTGTGATAGTCGGCTTCCATTTCATCCAAAAGCTTGACCTCTTGCACTCATACGGTGCATCAACAGACTTGATCATGATGCCTTCGTAACCTTGCTTGACTGACGCATCAGCAAACTGCCGCATGATACTGTGCCCTTCGGCAGTACCAAGGTCGACTTCCATACCCGGCATAATGTGAACGTTTGGCACAAACATCTGGGCCACCCGCATTTTTTCCAAGATCTCAATTCGACGATTCTGTGGGGTGTTCCAGAATCCCCGCGTAAAGTCCTCAGTTGGCATGACATCGAAAATGTAATAATTACTGTCCGATGCATCGGCATCGCGCTTGCGATGTGCTTGTTTCATTAGGGCTTGAAAACTATCCCCGATGATTTCTCCATCCAGCACAAAGTCAGTAGGTCGACCAAACGCTGCAATACCCATTTCACGACCAGATTCGGCCAATTGCTTTTCAATGTGAGGGAAGTTAACAAATGCCTTGCCGTTACGGCTAAACAAGTTTACTGTGCCTGATTTATACACCATGGCAATGACACGCACCCCGTCTAACTTGCACTCAAGACGCTTGCGCCCGATCATCTTGTTGGGTTGATCAGTAGAGTCTTGTGCCAACTGGCATTCAAAGATCGGGATAGCCCAAGCTGTTTTCTTGAGAACCTTGTTTAGTGTTTTGTCTGTAACACCACAGCGCAGATCTTTGATGATCACGCGGCGGGCCAGCCCGTTCCACTCAGTACTGTCAAATCTCTTGCTCATAGTATCAATTGCATCGCGGGCACGATTGCCTGTGACACTACGAGTACGCAAGCCCTCGAGCATGCCCCAGAACTCTACCCACGGATTCTCACGATCCACTAAGTCCACAGTTTCGAGAACTTGCCGAACGTTGTATACAAAGAACGGATGGTAAGTCAGGTAACAGTTGTATAAAAAACATTGGGCACTGGTGCTTCCGATTCGGGAAGCCACAAGAGCTTTTTCAATTACGCCTTCTTTGTAAAGACGACTATCGCTCGATTCCAGGTCACGGACCCAATCAGCAGCCAATTTTACTCCTTGAAACTTTTCATCATTGTAATTCATTATTTAATATCTTTTCTTATTGCTGTAACACATGCCCGAGGCGGATTCCAGTATTGCTTAGAAGTAACATTAATGTTAATTACTTGCCAGCCCAACCCGTCTAATGCAGTTTCTATCCATTTAATATTGGGTGCGCCGACTAACACTTGTTTGTTTGTTGAAAAGCCATTGAGTGGGTCGTCGACTGATTCAAGTTTCCACACAACATCAATTGACTTGTTATCTGAAGGTAATGTAGTTTCAAGAATTAATGTTTCTACGGTAGAGGTTGAGCAAATTGTTTCTAAAAATGTATAGTGATTTGCAAGATGATAAAACAAACCTAATGCAATAACCACTTGGTTATTCTTACAGGTTTGTCTTAACACATGTAAATCATTTACATCATTGTTCAATAGTGTAATATTTTTCGTCGGGTACTGATCGATAACTTGCCGGCCTGCCTGCAACCAATGATCTCTTACTTCGATCCCGGTGACAGTACTAGCACCAAAATGGCTGGCGAATATACAAGTATAGCCAAGGTTAACCCCAAGATCGAGCACCGTGTGACCATTGATACGGTCTACATTAGGCAAAAACGCAGGTGCATACCGTTCAATATCATGAGCAGGATATTCTGCCCTAGCGACGTCATTAATATACTGATCCCATGTATCCCCTGTGTTTAACATATGATACATTCCGCAATAATATTTTGGATCCGGGAATAGCAAATTCATACAACAAGTATAACACAAAATGAATTATTAGTCAACGTCCTGTGGCTGGGATTTGAGTATCAGATTGCACACCAGAATTGTTGAGTGTAGCAATGTTGCGAGCCTCGCGCATGGTTGCAACAATGGCCTGCCCAGTTTGGGTAGCAGTGTTGGCAATTGCCTCGACGAATTGTGCAGGTCCTTCAAAAGACACAGCCTTGCCAATATCATGCAACCCGGAACCAAAGGATTGGATAATACCAGTTGTGCCGAGATTACCAACTTCGGCTAGTGCTGCCCAATCAACCCCGGCCAAGGAGAGGTTGTTGTTTTCTATATCGATCTGAAACATCATGGTATCAATATTGCCGGTAGTAGTGGACACAATACTAGGATAACTGTTTGCAATGTTTGCAATTTCTGCGATGGTTGCTGGAAGAAGACCAATACCCGACGGGACACCCGGGCCAGTAAATGCTATCTCGGCATTGGCATACGTGCCAGCAGCTGGCCCGGTAGGGATAATCACGTTACCACTCGGGGTTGCCAATGCAAGATTCATGTAAGCATAAAGTCCAGTACTGGCGTTTGTTAACCCAGTTAAATTACCAGTATTGTTTAATGCAGTAATATCCGCGGTCAGGTTGGCCAATGGTCCAATAAAAGAATTACCGGTCAGGGAGCCCATGAAATCATATATGGTCAAGGTGGCATTAGCAGTTGCCCCGGTAGCAAGATTACCCACCAGACTGTTTGTTACCGATGTTGGTATTGGTGAACTAAGATTTCCAATTAGACTAAAGTCTGCACTGGATTCAAGGGTCGATACTGTGTTGGCAAAGGCCGGCAAGGTAGAAGTTTTAATACTTTTCACCTGTCCTAAACTATTCCGCAATGCAATATTGGCAGCAGCTTGATCTGGGGGGATAACACGACTTAGTTCAATATAAGCAGTGGTAGTAGGGTAAGCAGCAAATAGCGCACTGTTTACTGTTGTGCCTGTATAGATTAGTACCTGTACTTGTTGATTCGGTGACGTAGCTGTGTTTGACGAAATCTGTGTAACCAATGTGCTGTAACTGGTCGGGAATATCTTCAACGGATCTAGTAGATCAGCTGCTGTAGCGATACCTGGTGTGGTTACTGCCAGTAAATTTAAAATCTGAGCCAGGTCACTGCCGGTGATTGTAGTAAGGGCAGTGTATATTTTTTTATTAAGTTTGGGAGTTACAGTGCCCAAGGTGTTTGATTCAGTAATGTCACTTTGTGTAACCCCGGCAAACAACAACGCTGTGTATATCGCCGGTATCACACCGCCCACCGCTGCCATTTGTTGGAGCAACGCAGCAGGTTGTCCCAGATTTGCCAAGTTACCAAGATCGATCAGGCTACCTAGCTTTCGTAAGTCAGCACCAAACTTTTCAAAGTCTGCGTTAACATTGCTGACGCCGCCAGAAGTTAGTGCGTTCATGTCAGTAAAGGTTGAACTTATTAAATCACTATTGGTAACTGAATTCAATATTGTGTTGGTGCTGACACGATATCCTTCACTACTGTAATAAATCTGTGTAAAAATTCCCAGATCGTACCCACCGCCATTGATGTTACCCAAGAGTCGATTAATCTGTGTGTCAATAACTGTTGTAGATCCATAGATGGTGTTACCGTATGCTGCAGTCATGTTAGCAGTATAGTCACTAGGGATAGCATCAGTCAGGGCCGGAAAGGTTGTGTTTCCTAGCGTTACAATTGAATCAAATGTTGATTGTGATATTACATTTGCAGACACAGCCGGTATTGCATTGGCAATTACCAAAAGAATATCCGCAACTGGTTCAACACTGGTGTATTGATCAAGCCCGGCAATGAGATTGGGATTGGGATCTAACCCCTGGTTCAGAATCAAACCATTGGTTGCTATCAACATTAATGGACTATAGGTGCCGTAACTCATAGTTTACGCTATCACGTCGGCTGAGCCTGTGTTTAAAGTAGTGCAACTCGGTATCAACACGCTACCAATAATAGCAATTGGTCGACCGTTAACTAGCACAGTTGAATTTCCAGTGCCAATTTTAGAAGTGTGAACTTTTTTCCCGAATTGATGTGCTGCAATACTATCGTCGACTCGGGCGCAGGCTTTTCCGTTAACTAGCACATCTGTGCTGCCGGAGTTGACTTTAGGAACTCCGACGTGTGGAACACCGGTACTACCTACTGTTGCAACTCCGGGCATGATCTGGTCCTTGGTTATCCAGTAATAATCGATCTTGAAATTGGTACAATACCGGTTGTGGCCTGGTACCAATTGGTGCGAACATCCTCGCGTGTTTCGGCGATCATTACTATGTTGTTAGTATTTAGCCGTACATCTTGCTCCATTTTTGCACTAAACAGGCCTGGCATCATTTGCAAGCCGTTAGGGCTAAGGGCGCACAAGATAGGGTGAGAAACAATCAAGTGATCGTCGGAGATGGAAACAATCTTGGCAACAATTTCCTCGCCGGTGGTCATCTTGAATGTATAAATTTGGTTCACTGATGGTGTAGTCATGTATTAATTTAGTTCAATCGTTGCCGTAGCTCTGTAAAACCGCCCACGTATTCATTGTCCAAAAAGATTTGTGGTAGTGTGCGTGCTGTTGGTACCGCCTCTAACAGTTGTTCCCGCGTCCAGTCTTGCATGATGTTGCGTTCTTCATAATCAATGCCGCGGGCTTCTAACAACGCCTTGGCTTGCACACAATAAGTGCATTGGTCTTTGCTCCATACAATAGCTTGCATTTGTTTTTCCTTGTTATAAATTGGGTAACTGATCGTAATCTATCGAGTCAGACATAATGCCTATCACGTAGTTGGTACTTTCAGATTCTTGCAGTGCTGTTTGCTTCTTAGATGTATCGCTGTGCTTGTTGAACCAAGGAATCGGGGTCGACCTAGGTGCTGGCTCAAGATACTTGATGCCAATATCCTTCAAGGCACCGACTGCGGTGTAGTCCACAAAGTCCTTGAGGATGTTTGCGTTAAGCCCAATTACTGGTCCTTTGTTGAACAAGTAGTCAGCCCACTCTTTTTCTTCTCTGATCACATCCAGGTACAACTGGTACACATCATGCTCACATTCGGCTTTGATAGCAGCAAACCTGGGGTCGTCCTTGATCACTTGATTGATAATATACGCAGTCCAACCCTTGTGCAGCAGCTCGTCCTGTAAGATAAGGCCAATAATATTACCGTTGCCGATGAAGATCTTGTTCTCTACCATGGCCAGACTAGTGGCAAACGACACCATAAATCTGAATGCTTCTAGTGCGTAGCTGGCATGCAGGGCCATCCAAATTGCCCTGACATGTTCAGTTTCGTCAACCGGCTGTCCTAGATCCTTTGCACAGTTTACACGGTGCAAGTCGTTATAGTACCGTCCCACACTGCTGGCCATGTCTATAATGGCCTGGGTGTCGTGGATTGTATTAAACACATCCTTGGGCACATTATAGATATTGCGAATAATGTGACTGTAGCTCTTGCTATGGATGTTGGTTTCAAAGAATGTCCAGTTGTAGATCAGGGCCTCTAACTCGGGCAAACTGACAACAGGCATGAATACCTGGCTGGGAGCACGGCCCTGCAAGCTATCCAGGGCTGTTTGCCGCAACAAGTTGCTGGTGAAAATGTGCTTTACTGATTCACTAGCGTCTTTGAAGTCGTTGGCATCCTTGCTTAGACTAATCTCTTCGGGTTGCCAAAAGAACCCACGTGCAGTCTCTTCGAACTTGGCAATCTTGGGATACTTGACTTCTTCGAACCTTTGGATAGTCACAGGGCCGGCCGGGTCCAGGAACATCGTCCGATTAAGGTAGTCTGTTTTAGTTTTTAAATCATATTGTTGTCTTGACATTTTACCAGTGCCTGATTGTGTTGGCTATAATAAAGCCACAAGTTATAACATGTATTATAACCCAAAACGTCTTGAAAAACAAGGCTATTCGGGCTTCCCGAAGAGTTAATATAGGCACGCCCGGGCGATCATGATCTGACTCACCCATCAAATGCCCGGTGGCTCGTGCCCAAATCTTTTCAAGACTGTTCATGTTTTATCTTAGTTACCAGGCGGGTTTTGGATGGGCAGACTTACTGGGTATTTCGAGCAAACATCGGGATTGCCCTGTCCTGCTTCTGTTAAGAATGTAGTTGCTGCTGGTACTTGTCCCGTTGGGCATGAACATACTGCTA